TTTTGCTATAGAAAAATGGGTGCCCTTAGGCTCCCAATGCAACACAACCTTTTTAATCTACTAGAATTTCGCGGCGACGCAAAGCCGCTCTTTCCTAGCAGCACACACGGGAGTGAAGCTTTCTAGCTGTACAAACATGCTATTCGTGTGTGGCACAACCACACATTAAATATAATACATGCATGATTGCACTACCAACTACGGATTAACCGGGGTGTAGTTGGTGAATCGGGGTACAAGTTGGTAAGCATCCACCGCGCCCCCGATAGCGCTAGCGGTCCCCAAACTTGGGGCATGAAAAGGCCCACCTCTGGCATAAACCAACGGTGCAGAACACAAAAAGTAAGCCAACTGGGCATCATCACCAGCCCGGACTGAGAACTTGCTGTTAGGAGGACTATATAGCGCTGCCCTGGCAAAGTCCTGAGACTTAAAACTCTGGTAATCTGAGCCTAGATCTGACTTGTTTATGTCCTCCATACAAGGGTTAACCATAACCTTCTTCGTCTGACTGTAAAAAGGGACCTTGACATGACTATATGGCCCTGGTTCATATATAACTGACCCGGAACCAAGCAAGCCATTACTAGGGTTGGTCTCATTCACAATAGTCACGAACGTTTCTGGTCTCTGCTCAGTCACTGTTGAACTAGTCCCAGATAGAGGGGTTTGATCAAACGACACAATGTCATAGCAAGTAGATCCTCTAGCGAACAAATAACAAGAATTGATAATTGACCTAGAACTCTTCTTAAAAGATCCTACATATCTGTGATTACCCCCTTGGTCTACGTACTTACCCACAAAGTGGGGAATCTCAAACCATGTTGGGAGCATCACAGGGGAATCTGCTTTCAAGAAAGGGTATAAAGAAGACCACTCTGCCCTTGATATAACTTGCTTAAGCGATAGAATCCTCTCCCCTATACAAGCACAATCGGGCTCTATTGTGTCATTATTGCCCTGGTCTATTACAACACCTGACTGGGCGACCACTAGTTCAGACTCTGGTAACTTAAACCCATTGACCTGTTCAGACCTATAATCCACGGCAGGGTCAACAATGTAATCACCCGGAGTTGGAAAAGCGTACTCCATGTCCTCCATTGCCACCACCTCAATGGCAAAGTCAACAAACTCGTCTACATTCTCCGGATGAGTCAAGCGGTCTACTACATGGATGGTGAAAACCCCATAGGGTTCACCAACCTCACAATATGGCTTGTTATAGACATAAGGACAAGAAAATTCAATCTCGTTGTCCTCTCGTAAATCCCAAATGGTGACCTGGGAATACAAGTCCATATCTGTGTGGTTAGGTACATATAGCTTCCTGTCTGCATGTGATATATCAGTGTATGGTGTAAACACCAACGCCAATCTACCAGCATGGAACCTGGTCTTATTACACTTCACCTTGAATTTAAAACCCCCCCTGAAATACTTGAACAACGTGCCAAGCATAAAATTAGGAGTGGTATCTATAGGTTGACCATTGGACAACATAAAAGGGATCTGCAAGCCAGAGGAAAATGCCGAATTTGCGGGATCAAGCCAATGCACAGGTGGTCTGTTCATAATCGTAGTTGATGTTGGGATGGTGGGAGTAGAATACATAGCTTCAGGACACAAAGCAATGACGCTTCGCAAACCTGAAACAGCAGAGCTGAGTTTGAAATACCCCATAAAAGCAGGTCTAGAAGACACAAAATCTATGGCCATCTCATCTACATCAACCCCACCCATGTTGGGTATTACTGCCAACTTGTTGTCTTGAAGCAACCCCATGTTAAATGAGGTGTCTGGACCATCTGCATTGTTTTGATAATGATTCTGTGAAGGCCAAAACCTGGAATTGTGCTCTAATTGCAACGGCCTTGAATAACCAAATGCTGCAACCACATTGGATGCCACCCTGGTAGCCCAGGAAACAGGCCTTGCTATGGCTGACAAGATGGGGATCTTCCCCACCACCCTGGCCACCCTAGAGGCAGCGTACAACGGGCCTGACAATGGACCATCACGTTCAATGTCCTCTTCCAACTTAGCTCCAATTCCAGACTGAGAAACGACCTCCTCCACATCTTTTGCTGAAAAAGTAGTGAATTCAGCAGTTAACTCAACTGGTAAGCCTTGTACGGAAGGCCACTTAACCCTCAACCCGTTAGTAATCCCGGAAACAAAAGAGACGTGAGACACATAAACCCCACTAGGGGTAGAGTATGTAATCGCACCTGTCCAATTAGCATTAACATCACGAGAAATGTATCCTTCCACTACGCACTCTTCGTTATTGAAAGTGCCCCCAGTCATTGATATAGTAGCCACCTGAGTGGGGGCTCCCGTGTTGGTAATCCGCAACATTTGACCAAGCGCTAACCCGTCAAGGTCAGCTGGTTTCATTGACATAGAATAAAAATTCAAAACAGAGCCAGCTTCAAAATCTGTCTTGGTTAAATCAGGGTTCCTAGCACCAATGATCTCCAAGTCTTCCAACCACGTGTAAATAGACATCTTTGGCGATTCTGTGCTAGGGTCACGACTGACATCTAAGTATTGTGCATAATTCACGCTACCCAACGACATGTTTTGTACGACTTCATCCACTGAAGAGACAATTGGCATGTATTCCAAATAACTAGTGTACTTGACCTTAAAATCCACAGCAGTGCTCTTGGCGAAATCAATTTCAACGCCCGGCAACTGTGTGTAGTAATTAGGTTTTTCCATATAGCCTGTGTTCCTGTAAGATGACAAGACAGTCGCATCGTGATCTGCTGGATTATAATACAAGCGGCCCACCCCTCCAACTTGGGGTGCTGCCGCCAACACCACTCTAAAACAAGTGGTTGCCCTAAAACCTAAAGCGCCAGCAAACCTGGTGCCGATCTGGAAATTATCATTAAAAAACGCCCAGTTCAAATTGTAAGACGGAGGTGTACCACCCGGAGTAAAAGTCTCCAGGAACTTTGGCCTCTTTACTAAATTACGAACATCCGCCAACATAGGATCATCTGACGACGCAAATTGAGGAGTTTCCCTGACCTGATTCACTGGGGCAAACATCTCGCCTTGAAAATTGGAAGTTTCATTTTGAACTGAGTTGTTGGGAGCTACAAGCTCAATACCAACAGAAGTACTAGTTTGTTCATTTGCAATAGTTTCAGCAAGCTAATCTCTCGGGGCCCACGCAAGCGCGGTTATCATAATTGCTCAAATCGATACCCCATAGTCAGTTGCTCTGGATTTTAGGGGGGCTGCCCCAGTGCATCCTAAGCAGTAAGGCTAAATAGCCAACACATTCTTCATAGAGTTCCGTCACCAAATAATGCTTAATTTCTGACATTTTATCGCACAATGGCCGTATATAGCTCTAGAAGTTCCATTTCGACTCAGCCTTTCTAAACTGAGCCTGGTACTCGCCTCTGGTGGAGTACTTGGTGGTGTAATTCAAAATCCTCCTGGCAGCTGATGCAACATCATCGTAATGCGCATCCCACTCATCAGGAGAATGTGCAGACAACTCCATCAAGAGATTCTCGATGTTTGTTTCTAGCACACCATCAGAAGCGTCAGCAGACGACTTACTGTTTGTGGCCACCCAATATGGGCTCTCCAAAATAGATGACATGTCCAAAGGAGCATACACATACTCTGCAGTCATACCCATTGACTCAACTGTGTCAGTCAAGAAACCACGCTTCAAGAATGTACAATCCTCTATAAGCCTAGTAGGTCTTTTGGCTTTGTCCTTTGAGTCAGTGGTGTAAACCATGCCATACTTCTCCATGGCCACCTCCAGTGTCATCTGATTAAAAAACACGCTGGCTTCATCGCTGACCGCAACAATGTTGTCGTCACCAAAGAAGAACCCTTTAACGTGTTCTTCAAATTGGCCTTCAAACTGCTCTGGTGCCATGTCATTGTAACTCATGATGAATAAAACCATATTGTAGATATTGTTCGCAGTTGTGGTCATGGGGTGACCCGAAGGTAGAGACTTAAACCATTGGACTACAGTCCCAATCTGGTTAGAATCTCCAACAACATGTCGCGAATGCGTCAAATCCATCCATAACACGCGACGAATATTAGCATTCTCTGGGCCATCATCATACCAATCGTTAATGAGCTCAATCATCTCATTATAAATAGCTTGTTGAGCATTGGCATCAAACGACTTGTAGTCGCCAGCTATGATGTTCTTGCTCATGGAATGTAGCCCCTCTTTCAAAGTACCCCATTCCTTGTATGGGTTGATTCCGAGACAACATCCTGTCTCAAACCTCTTCTCCATAAGAGCTGCAATAAATGAGCCAAAATACATGCGCACACAAATTAAATATTCCAAATTGGTGCCAAAAACTGCTCGGATCTTCCCTTCAGCTATCTTCTCCAGCTTGAGCTTTTCCCTCTTGAGGATGGTTTGACATGCCTGAAAGTCTCTTTTTCCTTGTCGGGCTAATTCAATCTTAGCATCGACTCTCTTGAAAAGTTCTCTGACTTCATCATTGTCCAAGTCAAACTCATCTCCGGTGCCAAAGAACTTTGTCTTTGGTTCACAATGAGGCCATCCTGCACCTGATCTCCTGTTTATGGAACCAATATACTGGTTGCCCTGAACCCCGCAAACTGCTTCTTCTTTAGTCAGTATGTAACGGGGGCAATCAACTGTTGGGCCACTTATGATCCTCTTTGCAGTGTGCATAGCACGTTTGATCTTGTCTCTGTCCATCCACAATATTTTCCCAGCATACTTCATCAGTGCATTAGGTAATCTCTCATCAATTGGGTTGAAATCGACAGGTCCTTTTGTTGCTGGTCCCCATGCTTCATAACACTTAGACATCATGTATCCACATTTTGTGGAAAAATTGACACGTCTGTTAGTCTCAAACATGGGTTGCCAAGATGCACCTTCAAATGCCAGGGGAAGCTTGAATGACTCACTTTCTACCAACTCTTCAGGAGGACCCACCTCATCAATGACCTGTCTCTTGATCAACTTCTCCAAAGCTATCTTGGCGTGATCAATATCCTCCTGAGTGACACAACTAGAGAACGCTTCGTCACCTGACACCAGCGCTCCTGTGTGGAATCCAAGTATGCACCGACCACAGAGATGATTGATACTGGGGCCAGTGACTAATGGGCTCCCACAATCACCATTTCGAGTGGAGATGGCATATCTCCAACAGCCAACCACACTATAGGTTGAGTTACGATTAACATCCACTCTCTCCTGGAAACGTGTGGTATCAGTAGTCCTCATAGTGATTTGGGGTGTAGTCTTCGAGCCCACAGACACTAGGCATGCTTCAAACCGCTTAGTCCTTTTGTGGAGGCTCCACACATCTTGCTTAGTCACGAACTTGTTGAGCAGGCTACCGACATGAATGCTCATGCTAAAGTCCACCATTGATAGATCTTTGTCTTTAAGCTCGTGCCTAACACACTTTAGGAAATCAACTGGAGGAATCCTTACATTTGTGTGTGGGTTTGTGCCATTCAACAGTAACAGGTCATGTGATGTGGCTTCAGGGTTGCGCTTAATGTACTCATTAATTATATTGTAATAATGTGTTGGAACTAGCAGGGTCCTGCCTGTCAACGCTAGCACGTGCCCAACCGGAAAAGGTTTTTCAACATCCCACATAATTAGAAATGTGTTTTTAGCCACCCTATCACAAAGCGGTACTGCGTTTATAGGGTCTGAATCCAGGCCCAGCACGGCCGCTTCAGCATATGAAGGGCCCTGTGGCTCCACATCCAGGTTCTTAAACAAAGCTGACATTAAACTACTAGCCACGGCCTTAATACCCTTGATGAGCATCAGCAGTGCACCACCACCTAGAAGGTACTTCAATATGGGGTTGGACTCCAGAAACTTGTTCTCATTGAAAATGCTGTTGTGCAGGGATGTCCTAACCTGAGAAGTCAATTGCGATAAAGTGTTACAGAGTTCCCTGGTCTTCTTGACCACACTAAACTCCTCATGTGTAAAGTCGCCACTCAAAGCAGTCCTCTGGTCATAACTGACTCCTGTATCAGGGTCCCACACAGTTTGGACAATGTCAGCAGAAATTACAACTCCTTTTCTGTTCCAAATTGGACCAGAAAATTCCTTGACCACCTCGACTCTATACCTGTCGTCGTGTTCCATGCTTTTACCTTCCACAGACAAGAGACCTTTCTCAAGTGCATGAAGGTATTCTGGTCCCACGTTGGTGTCCACAGCGTGTCTTAACCCAAAAGGTATTGGAAATGCTTGAGCTTCGACTTCCTCACCAAATCTCTCCTTCATGGTCTGCTCAAAAATAGTTCTGTTGGCATCAATAAGTCTTTGGTGTATGTGTTGGTTGCGAGTCACACTCTCAACAATCATGTCAGTCACTTCGCGGAATGTGTAACACTCATTGGATGTCTTCCCAATGGAATAATCGTGCTTATAAAAGCACCAAGCATCCTCTGGGATGACTCCCTTCTGAGCAATGTACGCATCGACCTTAGCAACATCTAACGCGTCATGCTCAAAGTGCATACCATCCACCTGGTAACAATCTTTCCGGAACGCCTTGTTCACACCAACTTTGTAACCGTGCCCAACTCTCCTGACGACTGCCTCTGGGTTGTACACAGTGACAGCGGCTCGCTGCATGAGATTGGTGGTGTTGGTGGTAGCAAGAACACAAATGCTCCTAAAGAATACCTTGCCCTTGCGTTCAAGGTCAGCCATAGGCAATTCATAAGACCATCCATTAATCATGCGAACCAAAGCTGCACACTCATTATTGGGGCCACCTGCCACCGCTTTCTCCATGAAGGCATCGTCCATGACAGCTATGGGCTGTTCGACGTAACTGGAAGCGTATGCATCCCCCTGCGCTGGAGTATAAATGCCAGCCTCTGGGTTTTTCAGCAAATCAAGCTTCTCCTTAGACAATGTACGGGCAAGGATTTGCATAGCAAGATGATTCATAAAGAAACTCTTGCCAGCTCCTGATGGCCCACAAAACAATACGAACTCAGGCTTAACTCTGGAATTGACAACTGCAGAGAAACTAGCACTATTTAAAGTGCAAACATTCCTCAACAGACCAAGTGTCCTAGAAATCAGTGGTCCTGCACTCGAATTGTTCTTGTACATCTTGTGGTAATGTTCACCTTCTTCAAGTAACTGTCTCAGGAGGTGGATGGAATCAATGTTCATCTTGCGATCCACTACTGTGTACTCATTCACAATATGATTCACATTGTCTACCCACGTATCCACTTCCCTCTGTCCAGATTTGAACAAAGAGAATTTCTTGTCAGATCCGCAAATGCGAGAAATGTAATTGACAAAATTCTCACAAATTTCCAATGAAAACCTGACAAAATCGGACACTTTGTTGGCCTTGTATGCCCCCTCACTGGCCGTTTTAATAGCTGTGAGAAGGTTAAAGTCCATGTGTTCTCCTTTGGTAAACATGTCCACTACCTTCCCTGCCCCTTTCAATCCAATTGTGGCGGCAGTTACTGCGGTTATAGTATTTTTGACCGCATCCAAATTAATAGTGATTCCAGACTGAGACTCAACTATCTCCTCACCTTGGGACTCCTGTCCGTTGGTGTCAATCTTCGAGAAAAGGCCTTGGATGGCATCCTTAACCTTCCCAAAAATTGAGGGAGACAATGCTACCATGATGGTCAGCAAAATGTTGGCCAAACCAAGTGATCCTTTAATCCCTAAAAATACTATTCCAGCAAATATGGGGACAAACCAGATCAACCTGTTCATGGTCGACATCATAGCACCAATTGTATCAGGAATGGAATTCCCAATATTTTCAAAGGTGTTTACGGCTGTACCAAAATGGCCGTTAAAACTGTCCAGCACTTGAGTCTTGAATGTGTTGAGAAACTCGAGGGTGTTCGACCCTAACTTGTGGTTTATGGGTATGCCGAATCCTTGGCTCTCAACTAATCCATCAAATATGTGTGCGATCTTGTTAGCACGCATCTTCCTAACTTCCTTATTGGCTTCCTTCAAGTGCTGCTTCTCCAGCAGCTCCCTCTGGCGAGCTAAGTTGATAGCTTGTGCTCTACTCTTGGCCCATACATCAGTCAGCCATTTCCTTTCTAAATACTCTTTTCTAGTCATGCGCTCCTCTCGAACGCCATCTTGCATCGAAGAACTACTCTTTGAAGACTTGACGTAGTCAGACTTCAAGTGGTGTGTGTGTGTTGGTGTCATGCTCATATCATATAGACCACGAGCAAAACCACCAGACACACACACACCACTTTGTATTTAAACAAAGTGATGTGGTGTCTGGTGCGACACAAAGGTGTTACCACCCCACAATGAATTGTGGTCCTATATGCCTGCTCCGGTTTTATCCACTTACGTGTTAGACCATCACGGCGAGACACAGGCATTGAGTCGGCTGTTTTGCGGCCCTCCCTTACGGAGTGGGGCCAAGAGTTTGGTTTGGTGTTTAGCAATTTGATGACTAGGTGCTCTCTAGCTGGCTTGAATGCAGGATCTTCCCCCGCAGGATTGCCCGTTCGCCACCGGGATCCTATTGTTACCTAATCAGGCTTTATGTTTGTTTGTTTGGTTGAAGCTGGATGATTTTAGTGCGAATTTCGCCATAAATGCACTGCTTTAAGTCAGTTGACCGTTAAGTGGTCTCTATGTAGGTGTTTGGTTAGTGAACCTACACAGACCTGCTTCCGCTATCAAAAGAATCTATACACAATAATATGCAAATACAGTTCATACGCAACTAAGAAAATTGTTGCTTCGGCCGTTCTCGGCCAGCGAGCAAATAGACCCC